CTTCAGTATTCCTGTTATGAGTCCAATTTTGATTGATATATGTGAAGTTGAAGTAATGGACAATAAAACTAAAGAAATAGTTGAAAGAGAAACATATAATCTAAATAATAAATAAATGTAATTTATTATTGCTAAATTTAATGACTATAAGGAGAATAAAAGATGCCAAAAATTAAAATAACATAAGTTGATAATACTGGCGCTATTCAATTATCTAGTACTTCTAATGTTGTTTACATTCCAGGTCTATCAGTGTCTGGCAATGTTGCACCTTTCTTATACAAATCTGCAAAGCAATTAGAAGGTGCTTCTGCTCAATATGTTCAAGAAGACTCTTATGCTATTGCACATAGATTACTTGAATTAGGAATGCAAGTTCTTTTTGAAGGCTGTGTTGGTAGTGGTGATATTACAGAAGAAGATAGAAGTTTTACATCAAATATTTTAACTGCTATTGATGAAGATAGTGGTAATGAATATAGTTACTTCAATGTTTCTGGTATTGGAAGTGATATTGAATTTGTGATTGGTGAAGATGAGATTACATTTAAATATGGCTCAGAATCTGGTGATGTTTATACAGTTCCAGTTGTAGGATATGTTGCTGATTTCAGTGATGTTCCTGTTGAAAACTTTGATAAAGTAATTAAAACAGCAACAATTAACTTGAGTTATGGTACTGTTGTTTACACTAAAGAAGTTACAATTAAAGCAACAAGCATTGCGTCACCAAATTGGAAGAGACTTGAAGACTTCAATTCATATGACATTAGATTTTTAACAACAGGTGCTTATGCTGATGTTGATACAAATGGTATGTTAAGTTGTGCTGTTCATAGAGGTGATTGTTTTGCTTTACTAGACCATTCAAAATCAGTTACAAGTATTTCATCTATTAGAGATAGTATTGAAAGTAAGATTAGTTCATCTTCTGAAAGTGATAAGGCTGGTGCATTCTCATCTGCATTTACTCCTTGGTTTAATGTTTATCTAGATGATACAGGAAAAGAATTCTGTGTTCCAGGCAGTGTTGGATACTTACTTGCATATGCCAGAAGTGTTCAAACAAATCCTTCATGGTATGCTGTTGCTGGTTCATTCAGAGGTGTTATTCCTGGATTTGTCTCTCCAGTTGTTGCTTTCTCTAAAGCAGACTGTGAACAATTACAAGCAAGAGCCGCAAGTGGTGAAGTTGAATTAGATGGTGCTGGTGATAATGAAGGTATTGCTATCAATCCAATCTGCAACATTAGACCATTTGGTTACATTGTCTTTGGTAATAGAACATTAATCAATAACAATGGCAGTACAACTGCTACATCATTCTTAAATGTGAGAAACTTAGTTAGTACTCTCAAGAAAGAAATGTATGCAACTGCTAATAAATACACCTTTGAACAAAATTCAGAAGTGTTATGGATTAACTTTAAATCTCAAATTACTCCACTTTTAGATAGAATGCAAAGTGGAAATGGCATTGAAGGTTATAAATTAGTCAAACAAGCAACTGACAAGAAAGCAAGACTTAAAGCAAAAGTTGTGATTATTCCAATTGAGGCTGTTGAAGACTTTGAACTTGAAGTCTCATTAGAAGACTCTCTTGAAGTTGTTGAAGGATAAGGAGAATAATACATGGCAAGTTTTGGTACATATCACTTAGCAGATAATCCTCAATTATATGAGCCAGCAAGAAGCAATAACTTTGAGTTCATTGTTACTGGTATTGATGACTTAATTAATGCTGGTGTTGATAAGGCAACTGCAACTGAAAAAGACCACATTACTAATGGTCAAGAAGTTCTTAGAGTATCTGTTCTCAGTTCTTCAGTTCCACACTTCAACTTAAGTAAGATTGAAGTTAAGAGAGGCAACAACACAGTTAAGTTTGCTGGAACTCCAACATTTGATGATGGTTCATTAGTTCTCAATGATTACATTGGTGCTAGAACAAAAGACATCTTGTTAGCATGGCAAGCACTTGCTTATGATGTTACAAGTGAAAAAGTTCATAGAGCAACTGAATATAAGAAGGAAGCAACATTAGTTGAATACTCTCCTGATTATGAAGAAGTTATTAGAACTTGGACACTAAAAGGTTGTTGGATTAGTGGTGTTTCTGAAGGTGAATTCTCAAATGAAACCAATGACAAGAGACAAGTCACTGCTACAATTGTCTATGATAAGGCAATTCCTCAAAAACCTGATGTTGAATAATTGAGAAATTAAATAAGAGGTTGATTAAAAGTCAACCTTTTTATTTTATGTATAAAAGTATAAAATTTATACCTTTAACTGCTAAATTGAGTGATGAAAGGATATCAATATTATGAATGTAAAAATTGATGAAAAAAGTTCAGAGAAAAAGCAGGAACTAATTGCTTTTAAAATCTCAGAAGAACTAAGAGAAAAACTAAGAAAAGAAGCATATGAAAAGTGTATGTCTATCTCTGCTATGATTAGATATATTCTAGTTGAGCATTATAACAATAATGCTAAATTAAGTGATGCTTCAAAGAGAGGTGTTGAACATGAATAACGCTATCAATGAAACATTTACTCTTCCATCATTAGGTCAAATGTATGACACACAATTTGATGCAAGAGTTACTCTTAGAAGCATGACAACCATGGAAGAGTTGCAGAGAAACTCTTCTATTTCTGATGAGTATAAAGTTCTTTGTGATGTCATTGAAAAATGCATTATCAATAAAGAACAGATACCTGTCAGTGTTTATGATATGTGTATAGGTGATTTTCAATACTTACTATACATGTTAAGAGCGGTCACATGGGGCTCTGAATACAAGATGGTCTGTAAGTGTCCAAATTGTAATGAGAGTGTTCCATTCTCTGTTAAACTTGATGAGATTGAAGTTCACAAGTATGATGAAGAATCTTATAGAAAGTCTGCATCAATTGAACTTCCTGTATCAAAGAAGAAAATTACATTAGCATATCAAACACCTAAGATTTTAGATTTAATTGCATCTAAAGCAAAAGAGATGAAAATTAAGCAACAAAAGAAAGGTGTTACTGTTCTTGATTATGAATCTCTCTATACAGCAATGTATTTTATTGATTCTATTGATGGTCAACATTATGATGAATTTGCACTAGAGAAATTTGTTAGAGAACTCAATGTAAAAGATTTCTATGAAATCATTAGAAAAGGAAATGACTTAAACAGAAAGGTAGGATTAGACAATACTGTAATTGCAAAGTGTTCAAACTGTGGTTATGATATTGTCACTCCCTTTCGTCTCACTTCTGAATTTTTTGTACCAACGCTATGATGATAAAGGAAATCCAACAGGTCCAAAAAGATTCAAAGAAATTATAGAAGAGTGTTGGTTTATAAGTAAAAATATAAATACTTCATATACTGACATTCTTCAAATAAGTCCTCTTGAAAGAAAGTATTTAATAGATACAATTAAAGAGAGCAATAGAATTGAAAAAGAAGAGTGGGATAAGGCAATCAGAGAGTCAAAAGAAAGACATAAAAAGTAGGAGATAGTTCATGCCTGAAGATAAGAGAACATCAAAAATAACAACATTAATTGATGACCAAACTGTTGAACAATTTTTTAATGCTCTTCAACAAGGACATGAGGCTGAGGTAGAAAATTATCAAAAACTTTTAAAAGCAACTGCAGAAAAATATGCCAAAGAACAAAAATCTGCTCAAGAAAAGATTGTTGAAGAAATTGCTCAATTACAATTAACTCTTGAAAAAGATGGCATTAAAGAGACTCAAGCATATAAAGAACATCTCATTAAGAAAAATGCTGAATTAGATGCAAAGAGAAAACTTGAAGTTGAGAATCAGATATATAAAAAACAAGTAGAGTTAAGTACTAAGTCTGGAAAAGAAAAGCATAAACAAGAGTTAATGCAACAAAAAGAACTCAATCAGGCTTGGATTAAAAAATATGAAGAACTTGAAAGAGAAGGAAATTTGAGTGATGCTCAAAAAGCAGACCTTGAAGTAAAGAGACAAGAAGTTGCAGAAGCAAAGAGATATGAAAGAGAAAAGAATCTCACAGATGCTTTAAAACAACTTTCAAGTGTTATTAATAATGGCATGGATACCTATGTTAAAGTACAATCAGGTTTCAACGCTAGAATTCAAGGCACAACAAGCATCACATCAAGTGAAAGAGCAAGATTTGGTGCTAATATCTTTGGTGCTCTTGAAGAAAGAATGTCTTCTGCTGTAGGTGTTCAACCATATATTAAAACAGAGACAATGCTTACAAACTTATCTGATTTAGTCAGTATGGGTATTGCATCTAATGTTGAACAAAGAGCATTTTTAAATACAGTTAAAGACAATATTGCAACAACATTTGATGTTGCTAATAGTTCATTACTAAGAATTGTTAGATTACAACAACAAGACTCAACCGCTGCCAGATTAGGAATGGAAGCATATTTAACAAGGTTTTTAAATAATCTTGTTGAAAACACTGAGTATTTAAATGCAACATTTGATAATGTTTCTGATGCACTGCTAGAAGCATCTTCTCAAATGAGTATGCAGGCATCTACTGAGTTTGAATATGTTGTTCAAAAATGGTTAGGTTCTTTAACAGGAACAGGTCTATCTGAAAATACTGCTCAAAGTATTGCTCAAGCAATTGGTTATTTAGGTAGTGGTAATATTTCAGCATTAAATAGTTCTAGTATGCAGAATCTGTTAGTTATGGCTGCCTCAAGAGCAGGTCTTGATTATTCATCTTTATTAACAGGTGGTTTAACTGCACAAACAACAAATCAATTAATGAGGTCACTTGCTGACTACATGGTTGAGATTGGTTCAAATACAAACAATGTTGTAAGGTCACAACTTGCTAAGACATTTGGTCTTTCAATATCTGACTTGACTGCGGCAAAACAATTATCAGGAGACTTTGCAAAAATATCTAATACATCACTAGATTTCTTAGGAATGTATTCAGAATTAGGTTCACAATTGAATCAAATGCCAGGAAGAATGTCTATGGCGACATTACTTCAAAATGTTTCTGATAATGCTATTTTTGGTCTTGCAACAAACATTGCTCAAAATCCTGCACTAACAGCACTTTGGAAAATCACTGACATGATTAGTGGTGCTGGTGGTATTAATATTCCATCAATCTTTGCACTAGGTTCTGGTGTTAATATGAATACAACTCTTGAAAATATTATGAGAGGAAGTATTGTTGGTATTAGTTCTCTAGGAATGATTGGTGATATTATTAGTGGTATTGGTAGTACATTCAGTCCTTCTGGTATGCTAGGTAGACTTGGCATTACTTCAGGTAATACTACAATTACAAGAGGTGGTGGTATCAATAGTCTTATTAGTGGTTTAACTACTTCTATGTCTGCTCTTGTTGGTAATGCTTCAGGTGCTGATGTTGGTGGTTCAGTATTAGCCGCAGAACAAAGTAAATATCAAACTCAAGTTGATGATGAGGCTGCCAAACAACAAGAAGATGAAAACAATCCAACAAATAAGATTGTTAAGTATTTAACTGAGACACTTGAAGACCACATGGGCTCAATTGAGTCTGATATAAATGATATTAGACTAAGATTTTCACAATTTGGAGGATAATAGATGTTAAAGTTTAATGATAATAACATATATGTAGGATATATTAAACAACTTCTAAAGTCTTTTAATCTTCCTAGATGTCAAATATATAATGAAGAAAAATCATCTTATTATGGTGATAATACTTTATACATTAAAGAAAATGCTTTGTATAGAGGAAGTAAACAAATTTCTCTATATAATTTTAATGATAAAATTTTAAATGTGACTGATAATTATCACATTGATAGTAATATTTACGATGCTAAGACACATAAGTATTTAGGTGATTATCTAAGATTTATTAGAGACTACACAGGTCTTGATTTAATGCAGTTATATAATTGTTTTACTAATGAAAGTCCTGTTAATTTACATTTAGATAATTTTGATGTTGATGATAGTAACTATCAAATATTTATTTTACCTATTAAGTTTAATCAAAAATATACAATTGGTCTTGATTGTTCAGGTGAAGTTCTTTTAGGAACATGTAACTATGAAAATAGAGACTTAGTTGAAAATAATATTCAACATATTACAAAATCTTATTCTGGTGCTAGATTCAATCATCCTTTTGTCTTTGAATCACAAAAAGTAACAAGTGCAGAAATGTTAAGAGAAGAAGGAACATTAAAACTACTTATTAGAGTTCCTTTCAATTGTAAATCATCTATTGTTGTTTTAGAAGGTGATTACACAAGAGGCTGTGAATTATATACAGACAAGAGTAATGAAGAAATGCATAGACAAGTTCTAGCATCTTCTTTAGGTGAACTTATTAAATATCATAATGAAGAAACAGATGAAGATGAGTTAATCAACTATTACATCTCAAGACCACAATTATTATATTTAAATTCTGGTGAACATTATTTATTAGCAGATAGATTGATTGAATACTTATCTAGAAATGTTATTGATAGTAATGAAGATATTGAAGAAAATATTAAATTTGTTCAAAAAGAAATTTCTACAATGGATTTCACTAAGAAATATCTTGATGATGTTAGATATAGATATGAACATTTTGGTGTTTGGAATGATGAGATAAGACAAGCACTATATAATTATATATTTAAGTCTAAAGATACACCTGATAAGATTCAAATTATTAACAACTACTTTGACCTATTAGGTTATTATGATAAAGATGTTGAATCATCATTAAGATATGTTGAGAAGACTGAGTTAGACAAATCATATGAGAGATAGGAGATAACTTATGACAATTACTAAAAATTCTAGTTTAATTACTAATTTTATCTACCTGTTCCACACTGACGAGTGGTTAATTCTTCCAGAGTATCCTGACTCAATAGCAGATAAGATGAACTCAACATTCTCTCAAACAAATGCTTTGAGTAGAACTGCACCTGTTTTTGCATATAGTTATTCTGGTCCAAGAACAGTTAACTTTCAATTAAATCTTCATAGAGATATGATGTATGATGTTAACACAGGTGTAAGTAATGTAGAACTTGGTCCAGATGATGATTATGTAGATGTTCTTGTTAGAAAATTACAGGCAATAGCACTTCCTGTTTATGGTGCTAAGAATAAAATGGTAACACCTCCATCAATTGCTGTTAAGATTGGTAGAGAAATATTTATTAAAGGTGTTGTTATTGGTGGTGTGTCTATTGACTATCAGAAACCTATTCTAGATGATGAGAGATATGCCAATGTAACACTTTCATTTAATATTTATGAGACAGAGCCTTTTGATGCTCAAAGTGTATCTCAATTAGGTTCATTTAGAGGTGTTACTGCTCAGTTTAAAGATATGTTATAAGGAGAACTTTTATGGATTGTTTAAAAGATAGAAGTAAAAAGAATTATGATTATCTTTCTAGATATACATCTTTTCCTTATTACTACAATACTTTAGATAGCAAGTATATTTATGGAATTACAAGTCAGTTAAGAGATGATTCTTTGTATGTTGCTCATAAAATAACACAAGAAGACACTCTTGATTCACTATCATTTAAATATTATGGTAGACCTGACTTATATTGGGTTATTGCTGATTTTAACAAAATGCAGGATCCTTTTGTTAAGTTGTATGGTCATATTGATGTCATTAAGATTCCAACATTAAGCAATATTGCATTTAAATAATTATGAAGAATGAAACATTGTCACTATTAGGAACTACTGCTCTAGTGCAGACACCGTTTGTTAAAATTTCAATTGGTAAATATACATTTGGTTATTATAATAAATCCTCTGCAAGTGGTGTTGATGCTAGAGGTGCTTATACACTAAATAAGATTACATATCCTAACTATATTCAAGATTTAAAGGTTAAAAAAGTTAATGGTGTTGTTAATCAGTATACTCTTAAAATGGTGTATGCTATTACTGAAAATAATGACCCAAACTTCTTTGAGAAAGTGTTTAGTAGTGTAAGTAAAACAAGAAAGATTATTTTTTCTTATGGTGATTTATCTACTCCTAGTTTCTGCTACAAAGATGAAGAAGCAATTATTACAGATGTAAAGAATAACTTCTCAATGTCATCTTCTACAATTACATACACTATTTCTGCTGTTAGTACAGGTAAACTATCTGGTGTAGGTTCTTATGCATTTCCTGGTAAACTTGCAAAACCTAGTGATGAAATTAAGAGAATTTTATATGATTCTAGATATGGTTTATTAGAAGTGTTTTATGGCATGAGGGATAGAAATCTTGTGGAATTTGAAGGCCTTATTGCTTCAAATGATAAGGTTGTTAATATTGCATCAAAGACAAATATTTCAGTGTTAGACTATTTAACTTATTTAGTCAGTTGTATGACAAGTGATGTTAATCAATCAACAATTAAAAAATCAATTTATTCATTTGTAGTTGTTGATGAAATAAGTGATAAGTTTAGAGGCCCTTATTTTAAAGTTGTTGAATTAAAGAAATCACTTCCTGATGCATACTCAACTGCTTATAGTCTTGATATTGGTTATCCTTCTCAAAATGTTGTCACACAGTTTAATATAGAAAATGATGAGAGTTATTCTTTGTACTATAATTATAGTAAAGAGTTAAGCGATTCAAACTATGTTCAAAGAATTAATGATGCTGGAGAGATTGAAGAAGTGTTTGCACCTACAATTGCTAGTGGTAATGCATTCAGAGTAACAACTGAAGCAGATAAAAGTTGGTGGACAAGAGTTACACAATATCCAATTAAAGCATCAGTTACATTTAAAGGTCTACTTAGACCGGCAATATTGATGACACATGTTAAACTTAATGTATTGTTCTATGGTAGAAAACATATTAGTTCAGGTATTTATGTTGTTACAGAGCAAACAGATTCAATTGGATTTGATGGTTTTAAAACAACATTAAAATTATTAAGAATAGATAAAGAAGAGTTAGAGTAAAATGAACACAATTACAAAAGCAATTATTAAACATAAAGTAGTTGATAGTAATAAGTACTATGTAGAAATTCCTTATTTACAACAATCAAGTGTGAATAATAATGGAATTACAGAGTCTGAACTAGAGGCAACTTTAGCACACACACCAGGCATTATAAACTCATATAATGAAGGTGATGTTGTTTTTGTTGGCTTTGAAGATACTTTAACAAGTAAACCTGTCATTTTAGGAAAACTTCTCCTAGATGAGAATGAAAATAGAGGATTTGCTAAGTTAGATTCACTTGATGTTACAGGAAAAGTAAAACTTTCAAAAGATGTTACAATAGGTAATAATACAATAGATGAATTATTAACAAATGCAGTAAATTCTACCACACAACAAATTACATCTATTGATGGACTATCTGGTGGTACTTTAACTTCAGCATTAAGATTAACAGGGAGTAATCCTAATAATGCATCAATTGTCTTAGAAAGTGGTGGTCAATTAATTGATGATAGTTCTTCAAACTATTGTGTTTTAGGCCGTTATCAGGGTAATTTTATTGTTAATGCTCCTACATATCCTTTAAGATTAAGAGGAAGTGAATCAAGACCACAATATAACACAAATGATATAGCACTTTATAGTGATATTGCCACAACTGCTTTGCCTAATTTTACTAAAATTTTAACATATGTTGTAGCAGGTGGTACACAAGCAAATAAATTTTTATCAATAAACTATTCTGGATATGGCTCTGAAAGTGCGGCATATTTTAAGATGAGTGCCGCAAGTTGTCATGGTAATGGCACATCATATCAATTTTTAGAAGATATTCTTATTGGTTGTTCTAAAGACGGTGCTGTTACATGTAAGTTATATAAGTATTGTCAAAGTACTGCGGCATCACCTTATGCAACATATAATTATGGTGATGTTTTCTATGTAATAGATACTACAAATAAAATAGTAGATTTTTATATTCTTTGTGGTCAATATTCACATTCTTATTATACACCATTTACTAAAATTGGTAATACAACAACTTCAGGAATAACTCAATATACAAGCACACCTGTTGTTTATTCATCTGGTGATAAAGTATGGGCTGATGGTATTTCATCTTTAATTGCAAGAGAGAGTGATATAAGAACAAAATTATATAAACATGTTCTCAATTTAACTGGAAACACTGGTCAGATGTTTTCAGGAAATATTACATTTATAGATAATGATTCAACTCCATTAAATGTAATTTATGATTCATCAACAATAAATACTGAAAAACAAAAAATTGCTAAAAGATTAAAACTGTCTATATGGTTTGGTCTGACAGCAGAAGTACTTGGAACTAATGCCAGATATGTTGACGCCTATGTTTATACAAGTGGTACTACTACGAGTTTGTTTCTAGCATATGTTTATTATTCAAGTACCACCACTCTAAGCAAAGAGGAAATTAGTATTAGTGCTGATGTTACAGATACTGTTACACCACTATAAAAGTATAAATTTTATATCTTATTAAGAATTAATAAGTTGTGCTAAATTAAATGAGTTAAAAGAGAAAAAGAATGAACAGTATACAGTTTCCAAAAATCTTCAATAACAGTTCTACAAATGTAGTAAAAGATTATGATGCAACAAAACAAGATGTGATGTTGCTTCTTTGTAGTGAAAGTGGCGAATTATTTGGAGACCCATTCTTTGGAGTCAGATTAAAAAGATATACATTTAATCAAAATAATTATATCTTAAAAGATATATTAATAGATGAGATATATACTCAACTATCTACATTTGCACCTCAATTAACTCTTGAAAGAAGAGACATTGATATTGTTCAAAAAGGTGCTAAACTATATTGTAAAATTAAAGCAATTAATAAAATTGACTTTACTACAAATATGTATGAATTAGTATTATTAGAAAGCAATGAAGGATAATAAATATGGCAATTACAACAAAAGAACTATTAATTAGTAATAAATCATATACAAATAAAGATTTTTCATCAATTTATCCAGAAGAAGTTGATTTGTTTAAGAAACTTACTAAAAGATATGACCCAGAAACATCAAATGAGTCCGATCCTTTTATTGTTAACTTAAAAACAAATGCTTTTATTGCTGATAAACTATGCTACAATATTGATAAGAATGTTCTTGAGAACTATATGCCAAGTGCAACACAAGAAACTTCAATGAGAGATTTGTGCTCAAGACTTGGTTATGAGATGAAATATTATCAAGCATCTGCAACAGAAATTTATTTTAAATATACTGGTAGTATATTCTCTGACTATTCTAATGCAGATTATTTTAATATTCCTAGATTTACTGAAATAACATCTCAAGATGGCACTGTTTCATTTGTTACAATTACAGATAGACAGTATAATAAAAATGATGAGTATGTTACAGTTGATGCTCTTCAAGGTGTTATAGAAACACTTCAAGTTGCTGATAG